GTGCAAATAAGAAATCAACACTGTCATAAGTAAGGACTAACGGATGAACAATTACTTACGAGAGCATTTGACATTCGACCAAGCAGGAATGGTCGTTGAGTCTACCGACAATGCACAGGGCGGTAAAGACCTTTATATGAAAGGTATCTGCATACAAGGTGGTGTGCGTAATGCAAACCAACGTGTATATCCTGTAAATGAGATTGGTAGGGCTGTCAAAACTCTCAACGATCAGATTAGCGGAGGTTATAGTGTTCTCGGCGAAGTGGATCATCCAGAAGGACTTAACATTAACCTTGACCGTGTAAGCCATATGATTACAGAAATGTGGATGGATGGACCAAACGGTTATGGAAAGTTAAAGATTTTACCTACACCGATGGGACAACTAGTTAGCACCATGATACAAAGTGGTGTTAAACTAGGCGTTTCATCAAGAGGTTCAGGTAATGTAAGCGAGAGCGGCAGCGGTGAAGTTTCAGATTTTGAAATTATCACAGTAGATGTCGTTGCTCAACCAAGTGCTCCAGGTGCGTATCCTACGCCCATTTACGAGCATCTAATGAATACTCGTGGTGGGTATAAGGCATACGAACTAGCACAGGCAACAAAAGAAGATGCAAAGGCACAGAAATACTTAAAAGAATCTTTGATTAATATAATCAACAGACTCCAATAAAAGGAGAAATTAATATGTTGGACGCACTAAAGACACTTTTTGAAAACGATGTTGTTTCCGAGGATGTCCGTGCCTCAATCGAAGAAGCTTGGAATGCCAAAATCAAAGAAAACAAGCAGCAGGTAACTGCTGAGCTACGCGAAGAGTTTGCTAAGAAGTATGAACACGACAAAGCAACTATGGTGGAAGCAATTGATACAATGGTATCTGAGCGCCTTGCAGAAGAAATAACCGAGTTTGCGGAAGATCGCAAGCAACTAGCTGAAGCAAAAGCAAAATATGCAGTAGCAATGCGTGAAAATGCAAATCTATTACAAAAATTTGTAACACAGCAGCTAGGTAAGGAAGTTTCAGAGCTACACGAAGATCAGAAAGCAATGGCTGATAAATTTAGCCAGCTAGAAGAATTTGTTGTAGAGGCACTATCCAAAGAAATCGCTGAGTTTTACGAAGACAAGAAAGACCTTGCAGAAACTAAGGTCAAACTTGTTAAGGAAGCAAAAAGCAAATTTGCAGAAGTTCAAAAGAGCTTCATTGAAAAAAGTGCTAAATTGGTATCGGAAACAGTTAAGGACGGTCTTACTAAAGAGATTGGCACACTTAAAGAAGATATCGAAGCAGCACGTAGAAATGACTTTGGCCGTAGACTATTTGAAGCATTCGCTAACGAATATTCAACTAGCTACTTAAATGAGAAGTCAGAAACAGCCAAGCTAATGAAAGTTGTATCGTTGAAAGACAAGCAACTTGCAGAAGCAAAAGCGGCTGCTGAAAAAGCAATTAAACTTGCAGAATCAAAGGAAACTGAGAAGAAGCGTTTAATTGAGTCAGCAACACGCAAAGACACAATTAATGATTTGATTGCTCCTCTAAACAAGGATCAAAGAGAAATCATGACAGATTTACTGGAAAGCGTTCAAACAGCAAAGCTACGCTCTGCGTTTGACAAATACTTACCGGCAGTAATTGACGGAAAGACTCCAGCGAAGCAGAAGGCAGTTCTATCAGAGGCAAAAGAAGTAACAGGCAACCGTGACACTGACGTCACACAAGTAAAAGCAAAGGACGAAAATGTAATTGAGCTTCGTCGTCTAGCAGGTTTAAATTAAGGAGACCAAAATGTCAGAACTACTAGAAAGTCGCTGGCAGGACACCAAAACTGCACTTATGGAGGGACTCCAAGGCCAAAAAGCAAAGGTCATGGAAGCAACTTTAGAAAATACTCGCAAGTATTTGTCAGAAAGTGCAGCAGCAGGTAGTACCTCTGCCGGTAATGTCGCAACTCTTAACAGAGTTATTCTTCCAGTCATTAGACGTGTAATGCCAACTGTTATCGCTAACGAGTTAGTTGGTGTTCAGCCTATGACAGGTCCAGTGGGTCAAATCCACACACTACGTGTTCGCTATTCAGATGCGGATACAAACTCAGCTGATAGTGCGCAAACTACTACAGCTGGTGAAGAGGCACTAAGCCCATTCAAGATTGCTGAACAGTACTCAGGTGCTGCAACAGGTAAAGCGGATGCAACATCTAACCTAGAAGCACTTCCAGGTAACAAGTTAAGCATTCAAATCTTGAAGCAAACTGTAGAAGCTAAGTCAAGAAAGCTATCAGCTCGCTGGACTTTTGAAGCTGCACAGGATGCACAATCACAGCACGGTATTGATGTTGAAGCAGAAATTATGGCTGCTCTAGCACAAGAAATTACCGCTGAGATTGACCAAGAAGTACTAGGTTCATTATACAACCTAGCAGGAACAGCTGAAACAGACGTACAGTTTGACCAATCAGCAGTTTCAGGTACTGCAACTTTTGTTGGTGACGAACATGCTGCATTAGCAGTTATGATCAACCGTGTTGCTAACAAAATCGCTCAGCGTACACGCCGTGGCGCAGGTAACTGGGCAGTTGTATCACCATACGCACTAACTGTTCTACAGTCAGCAACTACTTCAGCGTTTGCACGTACTACTGAAGGTACATTTGAAGCACCAACTAACACCAAGCTAGTAGGTACTTTGAACAACGCAATGAAAGTATATGTTAACACATATGCAGCAGACAACAAAGATATTCTTGTTGGCTACAAAGGTTCAAGTGAATCAGATGCAGCAGCATTCTATTGCCCATACATTCCATTGATGAGCAGCGGTGTTGTATTGGATCCTGACACATTCGAGCCAGTTGTTAGCTTCATGACACGTTATGGTTATGTTGAGCTTAACAACACAGCATCGTCTCTAGGTAACGCAGCAGATTACCTAGGTCGTGTTAGCATCAGCAAC